AACATCATCATAATAAACTTTCTTAAAGGTAGATCCGGATAGAGGGAGGTAAAATAACATTTGATCAAACTCTGGTTCGTACTCTTGCATTTGATCCATGAGTTGATAGTTCATAAAATCTTTTACTCTGTGTGCTTGATCTTGTTTTTCATTTGTAACGTCACCTAAAATTTGTGCACGCACTGGACCATCAGCTGGTAATAATTCTTTGTAAGCTTGCGCTTGAAACTGTGTAACCGCTTCAGCAAGTACAGGGTGGTTGACACCTGATGCACCTCTAAATGGTTCTGTTCGTCTTTCGTATTTAAAACCTAATAGATCTAGACCTTCTCTGTAAGACTGTTCCCAGTCTCCACGAGACTCTTTGTATTCTGTGTATTTTTCAAATAGACTTGTGCCAAGTTCATCTAAGTCTTGGTCTTCCATAACTTCTGCTAAATTTTGAAAATGATCTGTTGATTGTAGTGGACCTGTAGATGGATCAAAAGATACTTCTGCTCCGCCTTCTTCGTCCATTGTTACTTCAACGTCTTCGTTTTTTATATTGTCTTCAATAGGAGTTGTGACTTCTGTTTCTACAAAAGCCTCATCCTTAACATCTACATTTGGTAATGGTTTATCTATCTCTGCCATAGCTCTTTCCTGTTAATTATTGCACACCTCTCAGGCTTACTATACCTGATAAATCTTCCTCTGGCAAGTAATCCTCTATTTCTTGATAAGGAGTATTTTTTGATAACGCTGCTCTTTCTTTTAAACCTTTTAAACCCACTGCTGCTTCAGGTCCAAGGTAATAAGCAACTGGAGATTCATCTAAACCATATGCTCCTTGTTCTGCAGCTTTTGCAACATCAAATGCGCCCGAAGCCATAATAGCTGGACCAGCAAAAGGTATGATCGGGGCTGCTAACCTTACTACAGGTTTTGCTATTGCTTTTCCTACACCCAATACTTTGCTAATAGCTTTTCTTAATTTTTGATTTCCTTTGACTGTATTTCCTTTTTCATATTGTTTTATTGCAGCTTGTAAGTTTGGATCTAACTTATCAAAATTTTTTCTTTTACTACCTCCCGCTACAATGAGTTCATTAATATAAGATTTAGCATTAGCAAAAGTATCAGGATTTGTGAAAGAAAATTTAGTGGGTCTTCTAACTGGTTTTCCTTTTTTAATATCTACTATAGCTCTAGGTTTTCCAAACTCTTTTGCTTTTTGATTAATAATTTTATTAAGAGATTTAATATATTTAGAATCTCCTGTTTGTTTATAAAACTTAGCTTGCCCTGTTGCATACCTATCATAAGTTGATCCTGATGCTATATTTGTATCGGGCATTGTAGCAACAATTTCATTTAAAGTTGCAGGGTCATTGAATATGACTGCACGCGCTACACCGCCTGGATGTTCTATTCCTACTCTTTCAAAATGTCCAAAAAGTTTAGAAATAGGTTCTCCTACATTTTTATAAGCGTGTTGAAAATATTTACTAGCTGTATCTATTTTAACTCCTTTAGAATTTACTTTTGGAACAAGTCCTTGTTCTTGTACAAAAGGTAAAAGAGTTTCTACATCTTGTATATATTTACTAGCTGATTTAGATTTTTTAAATGAATTAGCTTTTACAATTTTGTTATACAATTTTATTGCTTCCTTATCTTTTTTAACTGCATTACCTAATTCTGTGCTGATTCTTCCAAGAGGTCTTTTATAAGCAGGTTGACCTTCTAATGTTTTTAAAACTTGTTTTTCGTTTTTATTTAAATACTGAATAGCTATCTCGCCTAAATTTTTACCTTTCTTTAAATCTTTTATAAGATCTGCTTTTTCATAATTTTTTAAAACACTACTTAATCCAGCTTCACCTTTTACTTTAATTCCTGTTGCTTTAAATTTTCCCTTATTAAGACGAATATTTTTTCGAATAGATTCCATGTTAGGTTCAATACCTTTTTTCTTGTAATATTTAATTGCTTTATCATATTCTTTTTTAAATTTTACTTTCCGTGTTTTTTCTGGAGCTAATGCTCCAACGTCTTGTCCTTGTCTTACACGCATTCTTTGAGATGGGGTTTTTAATTTATCATACTTAGCCTTACCATATTTTTCTATGTTGGCTTTTTCTGTATCTGTTAATTTTAGATCTTTTACTCTAGTGTCACTAATAAATTTTTTACCCTTAATATTTGGAGCTTGTCTATTAAAAAAATTTCTAATGTTAACTTTTAATTTATTTTTTTTAACATAGTCTTGAACCATTTGTAAAGTAACTGTAGTTCCTTTTGGTAAAGCTTCTACATACTTAACTAGTTTAACCATACCACCCTCTGCAAAGTTTTCTCTAGCAAACGCTTCAGCAAATATTTTAAATGGTATTGTGCCACCCATTTTTTTATATCTTTTATAGTGTGCGTTTAATGAATTTATTTTATGTTCAAAAGAATCATGGTCATAAACTTTTTTACCATTTTTAAAACCAATACGTCCACCGTCCGCTTTTGGATTACGTCTAACAAAGTCATTGATTGCTTGGATTTGTATTACATCAGGTCTAGGTTTTGGCCTAGCGATTGAGCTTGCTTTTCTGATTGTTTGTTTTCCTAACTTCCTCTGAAGTTTATCTAGAATGTTTTCAAATTGTCCGGCCATTAATAATATGTTCTCTCTATTCGTGGTAATGTATTTTCTTTTTCATCATCAGGGTGTATTACAAATCCTCCCTGTCTAAAACGCATTACCGCTTGGGTTGTACTATCTACCAAATCATCATGGTCTCCATAAGGAAATGATGCACACTCCTCAATCACTTCTTCAGCAAACTTATGATCTGGAGCCCAAATTTGACCTGACTCAAATAACGGCGCCACAGCATTAATCCTAGCGTGTTTGTCGTTTCCTTTACTAGGTGTGAAATTTATAACAGGTATACCCATTTTTCTCAACTCATAAGTTAAGGGCAGTCCTGATGCTTTTGATTCTATAATAACTGTTTCAGGGTTCCAGTATCTATACTGATCAAGCGCAGCACGTCTAAGTTCTGGAAACTCTAACCTTTCTTTTAATGCATCTAGCAATATTAAATTAGCAGGGCTATCTTGGTCTGGATAGAATACACCCCAGGTGGTGATTGCACTATAGTCGGCTGTCTCCTTTTTTAAAAAAGCTGTATCATAACTTTGTATGATGTGTTGCAAAGGTGGTATGTAATCTTTCTCCCATACCTGCCACCATTCTCTTTTGATAATAGATCCTTCTTCTGCTGTTGGATTTTGCATCCACTGCGCGTTCCATTTACCAACACTCAAACTGGCTTTGACACCTTCTAATTCTTTTTTCTCCCAATACTCTGGCCACACAGGTTTACCTGATGGCATGATTGCCGGAAACTCTATGATCTCCCATTTATCTGATTTTAATTCTTTTTGTGATTTTAATAACATACCAGTTAAGTCTTTCATGTTCCATCTGGTCATGACTACAACGATTGCTCCACCTGGTTGTAAACGCTGACGTGGACCTGATGTATACCATTCGTAAGCTCGTTCTAGTGCAGTCACGTTCAGTGCATCTTGTTCAGAGTGTGGGTCATCAATGATAAGTAAATCCGCTCCACGGCCCGTGATTGCTGATCCAACACCGGCTGCATAATATTCACCGCCTTGTTCGGTTTCCCATTTACCAGCTGCTTGACTATCCTCTCTAAGTCTTGTTTTAAAAACTTCTTGGTACTCAGGCGAGTCAATTAAAGTTTTAGCCTTTCGACCAAAACGTATTGCAAGTTCCGTGGTGTGTGTTGTTTGTATAATTTTAAGATCAGGTTTACGTCCCACCATCCAAGAGGGAAGAAGAAAGGACGCGAACTCTGACTTAGTATGCCTCGGTGGCATATTAATAATTAATCTTTTAATTTTACCCTGTGCGAGCTTATTAAATTTGTCAGCAATTTTTTTGTGATGCTTGCCCTCGATAAACTCTGGCCATACGTGTTTGACAAAATCTAAGAACGAGTCGTGGACCTTGGATTGCTTGGTCTTCTCGTTTAGCTTCATGGCTAGTTTTAAGAATTCTTTCTGCGCGTCAGGCGGCAGCTTTTCAATAAAGTCTTGTTTCATAAAAATTTTTGCAGAATTTTTTACAACTCTGTTTCCCTCTTCATAACGATTTTACAGCTGATCTATCTCTAAATCAAGCAGCAAAGGTAAACCTATTGGGACCCCTTTTTACAAAAAGGGTGGCGGGGGTGTTATTGTTTTTTCTGTGGTGCGATCCGCTCGGGACCCCTCGAAAGCCGCGCACAACCTATAGTTGTGCGCTTTATTAACAGAAAGTTAATCTAGTAATACCATATATTCTTTAGTAAAGTTTCTGCTAAACCAATCCAATCCCTTTTGCATATTGTCGTAGTCCTCAGTCGCTTCACAACCAATGATTGTATCGTATATTGCAACAGCAAACGCAGGTAGTTTAGCAAACTGCCCTGGTCCACTCTCATCATTAAACCTATTGCCAATCGTCATCATCTTTGTAGGCTCGTCGCCAAAGAAACATTGATCAAATGGTTTAGGTATTGTGTAAGTCTTATTATTATATTTAATTGTTTTCATTGTTATCCTTTCTGTTATGTATGGGATTATATACTAATCCTTATACATTGTCAACCCCTTTCTTTTCAATTTTTGTATTGGTCCAAGTACGACCCCATTCAGTATTATGTGTTTCTTTTACCGGATCCTTGATTGGTGTTTCGAGCGCCTCTCGTCTTGGCGCTATTGCAATCATACCTTGTATATGCTTTTCAACAAACTCCATTAAACAAGATTGATTACAAAAGTAATTCCACCAATGTCTGAACCAATAATTATCTCTAGGCTGTTGATACTTTACTTTCATTGTTCTTAATACTTTATTGCCCTTGCTACCTCGCACCCTTGATTGTATTTGTTTAGTATGGCAGTTCGGACCGTGGCACCAATTAAATGTCATCTCGGCAACCCCATAAAAATAAATAGATGAAATGCTACAATCATCAATATCCAAAATAAATGCATGTCCATATTATCCTTTCTGTTTATTATGTATGGGATTATATACTAATCCCATACATTTGTCAAGTATTAATTTATACTTTCTGCATTATTATTTTCGTATAATAACCTCGCTTTTATTTTATCTGCTCTTGACTGATTTTTGTTTTTCATTCCCTTAATTCTTTCTGCAAGATTTTTAGGATTATAAATAACAAGTCCGGTAGAGTTAGTTCTGATTATTTCTGCGTCAGTAATATTTAAACCAAGTTCAGTACAAAGTTCTAATGCTTCATCTAAATATTTATAACCTTTTAAACCGACTTTAATTTCTTTCATCTGGTCTAAAACAGATTTAATCCATTTATGATGAGCAATAACAAATTGTCCTTTGGCTTGTTTCCATTGAATTAAAAAGTTAAATTCTAATTCACTACAAGCAATAGACCTATCTCTACAATAATCTCTACCAATTAAATCTAATTGATATTTCTCATTCCATTGTTTGCCATAACCACTATCATCATTACCAAGATAAGTATTATTATTGTCAGTATATTTTGTTTTGTGTGGGTTGTTTTCTTTGCCCTCTTGTTCAATCAAAATATCTGGGTTGCAATCATCTTGTGCTTTTAGTTCATCACGAAACAAAGCATAACCATATTCGTTATCGTGTGAGTAAGATGAATTGCCATTACTTTCAGTATCAATGCTACCATTTAATCTAAAGTCAAAATGTTTTTCTATTGTTGCGTCAACAATTTTTAAATTGTTGTCGTAATCTCTTTCTTCTTTTTGACCTTGATAATGAAAATGAAAACAACTATCTTTTGCAATAGTAGAAACATTTTCAAATTTATTTTGTAGATAATATGCTTTCTCTACATCTTCATTTGTATAATGTCGTCTTACTATTTTCTCGGCAGTTTTCCACGCATTGTCATTTAAGTCAACTTGTTGTGCTTTCAACTCGTCATACTTTTGTTTTTCTTGCGTGTCCTCTTGTTCAAGATGAACACGCATTCTGTTTGCGATTTTATTTCTATACTCTTGGTTTAATCTTATTCTGCTCACGCAACCTCCTCTGTTAAAACCAATGGTGTTTCATATTTTACAATAGAGTAAATATTTTTTTCATCTTTCTCTATTAATTTATAACCTTGCAACATATTATTTGCTTTATCAATATTATTTGCAAAATCCATAACTCTATATGTGTTATCCATATTGTCGTAGTTTATTTCTTGTATTATTAAGTATATCATTTTTTTCCTTTCTGTTTGATATTTATGGGATTATACATTATAATTAAATCCATGTCAACTAAAATCTTATCTTATAATTGCCACTTGCAGTCCTATAATTATTTGCGTCTATATCAAAATAAGTTATGCAGTTATTTCCACTCTTGCTTGTAAAGTATTTACATAAGCTGTCCCATTTTGCATTTCTTGATATATGTTTTTTATGCTTTTTTGCATAATAAGTTATTGT